CGCATACACAAAACAACAAATTGCGCCGTTGTTAACTGAAGCGGTATTTTCTGCTAAGACACAACAACTTATTAAGTCCGGCGGTATTCTTTTACCAAAAGTAAAGAGCGCGGTTGCGGTTCCAAAATTGACAACTAACGCAAATTTTCAAGCTGACGCTTGCGGGTATAACGCGTCAGGATCTACAACTTTGAGCCAGGCTACGGTAACCGTTGGTAAAATTAAAATCGAAGAGACAATATGTCCTAAAGATTTTGAAGCGTATTTTAGTCAAGAAGCTTTGAAAGCCGGTTCAACTTATGAAGATTTCGGATGGGCTGAATTTCAAACTAAGTTTGCAGAGCAAAAAAACAGAACTATTGCTAAACAACTTGAGGTTGCAATTTGGCAAGGTGATACTGGGTCAGGGTCAGAAAATTTAAAACGCTTTGATGGCCTTATTAAGTTAATTGATGCCGGTTCACCGGTTGACGCTAACGTATCCGGATTTGTATCAGGTGCGCCTTTGTCTACTTTGACTGCTGCAAACATTGTTTCAGCTCTTCAAGGTGTTTATAAAGCTATCCCGGTTGAAATCATTGATAACGAAGATTTGCACATATTTGTAGGTCATGATGTTTACAGATTGGCGGTTTTAGCTTATCAAGCATTGAACCTTTACAACTACCAAGTTGACGGAAGCGCAGACAGAATGTTTGTTATTCCAGGTACAAATGTAAAACTTGCTGCGGTTAACGGTCTTAACGGAACGGGTGACCTTTACGCAACAACTTTGTCAAACATCGCAATGGCGTTTGATCTTGAGGCTGAAGAAGAGAACTACTCAATTTGGTATTCTAAAGATGCTAACGAGGTTAGATATCGTGTAGCTTTCAAAATGGGAGTGAACGTAGCTTACACAACATTATGTGTGAAGTTTAAGTCTACTATCTAGTTAATTAATTAATCATAAGAAGGGCGGTGTAAAAACGCCGCCTTTTTTTTAAACTTTAAATATATGGCTTGTGCAATTATTTCGGGATACACTATTGATTGTCGCGAGAACATCGGGGGCCTAAAGGCCGTGTTTCTTGCCGAGTTTGGCAACGTCTCAGGCGTTACCGAAGTTAGTGGCCTTGTCACCGGACTAACTAAAGTTACCGGCAAAAGGTTTTATAAATTTGAAGTACCACGCGCGGTTGCTAATACATCAAGCGCCGGTACGGGTTCAGAAGAAAATGGCTCATTTTTTTACACGCACCAAGTTGTGTTCCCTTTGAACAAAAGAGATTCAACAACGGCTAACGTAGTGCGTACACTTGCTAAAAACAAGTTGATTGCGGTCACGCTTGATATGGACGGAAACTATCGTATGTACGGAAGGGCTAACGGCCTTTATGTTGCAACGACCGAGAGCGGAAGTGGAACGGCCGCTGGCGATCGTAACGGTTACAATATAACTCTTAGCGGTATTGAAGTCGATGACTTTTTGCAAGTAAGCTCGGCCGTTGGTCTAGCTCTTGAAACTGCCGGCTAATATCTTTTAGCTTAATTTTTACTAAGGCCCTACCTACTTAATTGGTGGGGCCTTTTTAAATAAAATATATATATGTTGCACGTTTATAAAGGTCAAAACAATAACTTAATTTTTACCGGATTAGAGCTTGCAACTATTGTCAATCCTTATTATTTGTTTATCTTTACGTCGGCGAATGAAGATGAGGTTATTTTTGTTGGAACAAATATAAGCACAGATTCTAGGTATCAAAAAATAAACGTCTTAAATGCCGTTTTCAATACGAAAGAAAGTGGGACCTGGAGGTATGAAGTTAGGGAGCAAATAAGCTCATCAAATATAAATCCGGCGTTGAGTGGTGGCATTGTGGAATATGGTTTTATGTATTTGCACGATGCAACTATAATTAACCCGGTCGAATACGATTTACAAGATAACGAGTTCAAAGCATACAATGGGTAACACAAAATATAATTTAGTAAGAGTCGAATTTGACCAAGCGCAGCAACCTAAATTTGCAGAAAAGAGGGGTAAAAAGTATATTGAGTTTGGCGAAAATAACGACTACCCGAACTACTTGATTTCACTATTTGGAGAAAGTCCTAAGCACGGCGCAATCGTAAAAGGTAAGGTTAACTATATTTTCGGCAAAGGCTTTGACGATGTTCCAAAGGCTGCAAATAGCCGAGGCGAGACATGGAATCAAATAATGAAGCGCGCCATTATGGACGATGAAATTCATGGCGGTTACTACTTACAAGTTATTTATAATGCGCTTGGTCAGATAGCTGAGACGTATCACATAGAATTTCAAAAGGTAAGGGCCTCAAAGGACTTATCTACTTTTTATATTAAGGACGATTGGACCGCTAGCGATTTTAAAGAAAAGATAAGAGAGTATCCAGGATTTAACCCAAAGGATGCAAGCGGTACTCAAATACTATTTGTTAAACAGTACAACCCACAGAGTGACGTATATCCTTTGCCATCATACTTTCAAGGCCTTAACTACCTTGAGTCTGATATTCAAGTAAGCCGACACATTTTAGGCAATGCAAAGAACAACTTTGTTGCGACAAAGCTAATTAATTTCAACAACGGATTGCCCCAGGAAGAGGAACAAGAGGAAGTCGAAAGGGATTTGAAGCGTAAGTTTCAAAACCATGACGGCGATCGCGTTGTCATTGCATTTAACCCATCAAGAGAGAATGCCGTTGACATTCAAGATCTAGGAGAAACGAGCTTAACAAAAGAGGATTTCACAAACGTTAATAACCTTATTCAACAAGAGATATTTGCTTGCCATCAAATTACATCGCCAAGCCTTTTTGGTATTAAGACCGAGGGGCAATTAGGTGGACGTAGTGAAATTCGTGATTCGTATCAAATTTTTCAGAATACCTACGTAAGTGAGCGTCAGCAAGAGCATGAGCAAAATTTTACTAAATTAATCAATCTTGCCGGAATACCTGGTGAGTATAAAATAATCCCTGTTGAGCCGTTGAACTTTGAGTTTAGCGAGGCTATTGTTTCGGCTAACCTTACAAAGGACGAGATTCGCGAGATAATGGGTAAGGAATCATTTGACCCAAGCCTAAGGAGTGAGGCGCAAATAATTAGCGATAACATCAACTCACTTAGTCCGCTAGTTGCAAATAAGGTTTTAGAGAGCATGAGTGTTGATGAGATCAGGAGCCTTGCCGGTCTAGTTAAAAAAATTGATAATGTAGACGTAAGCGGCAACCCGATTGCAAGCCAACCAATTACGGCGTCAAACGATTCAATTAAAAATTTAAGCGGTAGGCAATATCAAAACGTGATGCGTATTGTTCGCCAATTTGGTAACGGCAAAATAAATAAGCAACAAGCCGCGTTAATGTTAAAAAGCGGATTTGGATTTACCGATGACGACGTGAATACATTTTTGGGTATTGATGACGACCCGACTACTCAAGACCAAGCCTTTAGCTCAATGCAAGATGATTTATTATTGAGCGAGTTTGCCGCGTGTGGTGATGATTTACAAGCCTTTGACGTTATTGAGACAAGGGCGTTTGCCGGTTTTGCGGATGAGGAGTTAGATAAATTAAAAGCCAACGTATTAGACTTAATAAGCAAAGACAAGCGCGTAACGCCTGAGGTGATGGCTACGGTACTGAATAAGGACGTTGCCGCCATTAAGCTAGCTTTAAAGGCTTTGAGTGATGAGGGATACTTGTCAACCATTGGCAATGTCTTAAGCATCCTAAATCCAAAGTATAAGCCACTACAAAGAGAATTAATTAAACCGCTCGACACAATACCTGGAGGAGATAAGACAACAACAACGGAAGTGCTTTTACGATATACTTACGCCGGTCCTAGAGACTCAAAAAATAGACCATTTTGTGCCAAGATGCTAGAGATAGCGGATCGCAAGTTATGGAGCCGTGCAGATATTGAGAACATAAGTCAACGTTTAGGCTATTCCGTTTGGGATAGGCGCGGAGGTTGGTTCACAGAGCCTAACGGGGACCATAGACCATATTGCCGACATCGTTGGGAAGTAAAAGTAGTAACACGTAAAAAATAAACAATGAGTTTAAATATACTTTTTATTAACGAAACATTGGTTAAGAGCCGGACCGCAATAAGCGACGCAATCGATGGCAAACAAATAAAGCCAACGATTAAGCTCGCTCAAGATAAGTACATAATGCCGGCGCTAGGTACGGGCCTTTATAATAGATTGCAAGAGGGAATCGACGCAAACAATTTAACGGTCAACGAAAAGACATTGCTCGACGATTATGTGACCGATGCGCTTTTATGGTTCACAATCAGCGAAATGGTTATCATGTCATCTTATCAATTTTTTAGTAAAGGATTGATGCAGAAAACCGCAGAGGATAGCATAAGTCCAGGCAAAGGGAATTTGGAGTTAATCCAAAGGACCTACATGAGCAATGGAGAATTTTACAAGCAAAGGTTAATTGATTATCTCAGAGAGAATAGTGAACTTTATACAACGTATTTGAACTATGGTAGTGGCCTTGATGTTATTGCGCCACAATTGCAGTCTTATACGTCACCGATATTTTTAGGTAGTAAAGGCGCAAGGCGTCGAGTTTCAAACTTTGATTATCCATATGAAAACACG